TTATTGATTTTTAGAAAGATCAACTTTTTTAGTTTGTCTATTCCAAGTAACCTGAGAGTCCGATTCATATCCTTCCGGTTCATAACAAAGTTTTCCCGATTCCACCATCATCTTCAATTCAACAGAGCCTGCAGTCTTAAACTCTTTTACACCTTCATCGGTTCCAGGAGTTCGGTTTTTGTATCTCAAAAAATACAGTTTTGTACTATCACTAAATCCTGTATTATTTGCAGTAGGTAAATGAAATTCCAAATTATTTCCAGATCTAATTGCCCACAATTCAGATTCAACAGAAGCTTTCAACTTATTAATATATGGAAGAGTAGACATTTTAGTTATACTTTTACCAAAACTTATAATTTCAGCTCTATCAGATCCAAAAGCAGAGTCTATTAAAAGACTCCAGGCTTTCTCAGCATCAGCACCCGTAAGTTTTCCATTGGGAACAGTTTTTTCAAAAGTTTGTAAAAAAGTTTCATAATATTCATTAATGACCCAACTTCTTATCCAAGCATTTCTATTGCCTTTAGCGGGGTGTAAATCTGGAAATAAACTACCATCTAACAAATCATACTTTCTTTTTCCTGTTATATCAATGTGAAGTTCATCATTACCTTTTTCCAAAATCAATACTTTAATATTTGATCTTTGTTTTACTGGAATGAATTTGGAAAAATTATAACTTTGCGATTTTGAATCTTTTATGTATTTAAAAATACCAGTTCTTATTGATGTTAGTAGGGGATTTATCTTACCATTTTGTGACTTTGCTATTGCTGGCAAACCAAACTTTGTTTCAAATTCCATTAAAGTTTTAATTGGGCCCTGATTAGAAATTGTACTAGGGGGAGTTGAAGAAGCTTTCAAAGAATAACTCATTTTTGGCAATCTGAACGGTCTACTAGTCATTCTTTGGCCAGTACTAGAAACTGGTATAATTCTAGTTTCTATAGTAACATCACCCTTTACATTACCACCACTATAAGCACCTTCCGCTCCCATGGCCCTAATGTCAACAATTATAGATTCTTCTCTTAAATTTGTAAGATATTTTTTCTTAACTCTTTCAATCGTTGATCTGTATCTATTACCTTCATTTAACATTTGATTTATAATACCATCCATAGTAGGCCAATCTTTGTGGTTTATTTGTGTATTTGGCCCATAAAAAGGTTCAACTTCACCTTTATTAAGTTGGATTGTTAATTTAACTTCCAGAGTATCTGGTGGTATTTGTGAAGCGTTTACATATTGTTTAGTAGTTCTATCATATACTTTTCCACCAGCTTTACTTTTTAAAGTTGCTTTCCCCTGATAAATTGGTCTTCCATTATTATTCCACGTTCCACCATTTACAAATAACTCAGGATTGATTGTTTTCATCAATCTTTTTATATTCTCTTTGGTTGGTTTTAATTCCGGTTCGGTTTGAAGATCGTTATCGGCAATGATAAGTCCAAGAGCAAGTACAAATGCACCTTCAGCAACGTTTCCTATTTTTACTCCAGCCATAAGTATTAAAAAACCCTTCCAAATATTTAGGGAAGGGTTTATTAATCAATTGTTACCTACTGCAGTTTCAATTGCATCATCAAGATCAGCGATTACTTCACGGATTTCAAAAATACGCATTGGAGTTGTGTAGATATTTGTAGTATATCCTACTTGTGAATCAAACAAAACTTGTCTAATTGCTTTTGCGGAACGAACATCCAGTTCCAATTTTACTTTGTTAACTTCAGTCATCGATCATCTTCAGAGCGGTTTTCAGAATAGTAGGGATCAAAAGATCCACCAGGATAACGTTTTTCAAGTTTAGTGACATTTCGAGCAATGACTTCATCAATTGTCACTTCAAGTGCCATACATGATTGAGCAACATACCACATGAGATCACCAAGTTCAATAATCAAATGTTCCTTGTTGTCTGCATTCCAAGGCTTACCTTGGAAAATCATTTTCTTAATGATCTCAAGAAACTCACCACCTTCAGCATTAATACCAACACCAGCAGTGAGAAGTCGTTCAATATTTGCACCTTTCTCATCTAGTTCCACAAGACGATTAGAAAGGGCAAGGAAATCGGTAGATGCATCAGAAGTTACAGCATCTACAAATTGGGTATATTTGTTGAAATCAATTTTACTCATTAGAATTTAAATCCCTCGAATGATTTTTTAGGTCCTGTTTTCTTTTCTTCATAAGTATACTCCTCTTCCTGTCCAGAGTCAAGTATGTCACTTTGAGCACTCTGTTCACAATCATAGAGTCGCATCTTTGCACGATCAATTCCTACAATAAATCTTTTATTGATTGTAGGATCATTATAACGGTTCTTCAATTGTTTTACCATAATCTGTCCCAACTCTTCAAGCTCTTCTGTTCCAATAAGGGCAAACATAAGATCAGCAGTAGCAGGGAGACCAAAGGACTCAGAAGTATCAGTAAGTTCAACATCAGAAGAACCATAACCTGAACGAGTGGTCTGAGTAGCGGAGACAATCGGGAGGTTAAACTCAACGGCGAGTCCCCTAAGTTCCTCAGCAATAGCCTTGATATACGAATAAGAGTTGACAGAAAGATTACCCTTATACCGAGAGGAAGCACAAATATTAAGGTAATCAATGAAAATAATATCAGGCTTAAATGACTTCTTAAGTGCAAGTTCATTAAGAAGTGACTTAAAGTGTCCACTGTGAGCAGATGCAGTTGGATACTCTTTAATTATAAGAGTTCCCTGAGTTTTCTTTGAAATGTTTGTCACCTTTGTTTCAAACATTTGACGTGGAAGATTTGTAATTTCTTGAATGTTCACATTCAAAAGATTGGCGTCAATCCTCTCCGCAATCCTCTCTTCAGCCATCTCCATCGTAATGTACAAAACATTCTTACCCTGAAGTAAAACAGAAGAAGCAAAATGACACATGAATAGAGACTTACCAACACCAGTACCTGCAAGAGCAATGTTGAGAGTTTTATTAGGAAGTCCACCCTTTGTAATCTTGTTGAAGAACTCCAAATCGAAAGGAATTTTTTCTTCACGTTGATGGTAGAATTCGTATCGTTCTCCATAGTCCTGAAGATAATCGTGACCTACATTCGTATCAAAACTAACTGCAAGTGCATCTGAAAGAATAGATGGGATTGCATCCTTAGTCTTCTTAGAATCTTTACCATCGACGATGGAGATAGACTCCATCAATGCAAGATAGATGGCTTTATCACGACACCACTTCTCAGTAGTATCACATAGCCAAGATATATCTAGGAGAGATGTATCAAGTTTAGCGATATATTCTACAACTTCTTTATAAGTAGTCTCATTTAGATCACTACGATTTTCAATCTCAACGTTAAGAATCTCTTGAGTTGGAAGTTTATTGTACTTAAAAATAAACTGACAGATTTCCTCAAAAACTACTTTCTCAGTGTAGTCAGTAAAGTATTCAGTTCTAATAAAAGGTAGAACCTTTCTAGAGTATTCTTCATTAAATGCGAGACTCCTGAGAATAGTAGTTTCAACCCTTTCCATTAGTAATAGTGACAATAAGTGGACATAATATACTTGACTCCTTTATTAACACGTAATCCTGCATGAGGATACTGCCACGTCGGAGGAAACACCATGACTGACCCTCTCTTAGGGACAATCTTTTTATTGTGATGAGGAAACTCAGTCTCTCCACCAGTGAAATCATCATTCAGATAATACAAGAAAGCTAGATACCTTCTTGCAGATGCATGATCTTCAACATCCACATGAATATCAAATCTATCGTGACTACGAGAGTGATATTTTTTGATGCGAAACTCTTCCAAAAAAAGTCTCTGCGGATACCATCTAGTGTAATCCGAAAACTCTCTTTTGTAAAGATCTAGAATATTTTTTGTGATAATAGAGAGTTGTTGAATATTCTCTGGATGTTTTTGATTGATATTTAATTGGGTAAAATTGGGTGTACCTTTGTTATTAATAATCTCTTTGTATCCGCTTACATCAAATAAACGAATCAGGGTATCACACAAGTTACTATCAAGGACATTATCATAGACCTTGATAAAATCATCCATAACAAAACTCTTTCTGTGCAATTTCATCTAAAGCCTGCATTACTTCTGGAGTGAAATATTCCTCTGGATTTGCGAGGATCTGTTTTCCGTAGATTTTTTTACCATCAATTTCGTAACGTCCTGCGACATTCTTCCAAAGTCCACCGATCTCACCGAGTTCAAGAAGACCATAATAACGATCAAGACCACGCTCATCGTAATAGAGACGCACCTCAACATCTTTGTTCTCCTTACTTAGACGAGATTTAGCAGTCTTAGCCTTGATAATGTTTCCAACGATTTCCGTTCCATCCTTTTCCTTTTTCTTTGAGAGATGGATGATTGTAGAAGCAGCATACTTGAGTCCACTACCTCCTCCCATTTCTTTAGTTGGTACGTAAGCTCCGATAACGTCATAGGTGTGATTGGTAACGATCATGGGGATGTTCGCTTGACCCAACTTGAGAGTGATCATACGGAATGCACCTTTGACCAATTGAGATTTGGTCATGTCACGAACTTGTTTGTCGTTCAGTGCGTCAGTAATCTCCTTCTCAGTGGAAAGCATACCTAGAGAGTCTAACACAAACATACATGGTTTGCGTTCGGCTTCAGGTTTTTTTAAGTATAGGTCAACAGCCTTTAACGCTTTACCACGAAAATCTTCAATGGTGACAACATTAACGACAACCAAACGAGTCAGATCAATACCACGAGACTCTAGAAGTGACTTGTTGATAGCAGCCTCAGTGTCAAAGTAGAGACAGTAAGCATCGGGATTAGAATCAAGAAAGTTCTTAACCACTGCGAGAGAGAAAAAAGTCTTTCCAGTACTAGACTCTCCAGCAATAGCAGTAATCTTATTCCCAGATACACCACCAAATATGCTACCTGAAACCAGTGCATTAAAAATGTATGAACCCGTATCAACATAAGTCTCAGTCTCATCAATATCAGAAGCAAGTTGTGTATACTCACCGCCAATTTCTTTTACAATAT